CGAAAATACATTTGACACTATAGACCTTAGTATTAGAGAAAAAGGAGTACAGAACAGAATAGTATTAATACTTAACCCTACAACAAAAGAACACTGGATATATAAAAGGTTTTTTGAAGCAAGGGGTGTTAGTTCTGAATTTAACGGTATTAAAGGTGACGTATGCTATGTACATACTACATACTTAGACAATAAACAGAACCTTAACGAAAGTTTCTTACAACGTATAAAGACTATACAAGAAAACAATATAAAGAAGTATAACCATAAAATACTTGGCGGGTGGTTAGATAAAGCAGAAGGTGTAGTATTTGAAAACTGGAGTATAGGAAACTTTAACCCTAACGGATTACAAACTTCTTGCGGTATGGACTTTGGTTTTAGTGTTGATCCAGATACTTTAATAGAAGTAGCTATAGATAAAACGAAAAAGAAAATATACTTAAAGGAGCATATATACAGAAACGGTTTAAAGTCACACGAGTTAGCAAAGATAGTAGTAGACAAAGTAGGTAAGACACTTATAATAGCTGATAGCGCAGAACCTAGACTAATAGAAGACCTTAGACATTCAGGAGTTAATATACAAGCAGTAAAGAAGGGTACTATTGAAAGTGGAGTTACACGAATGCAAGACTATGAACTAATAGTATCGTCTGAAAGTATAAATATTATAAAGGAATTAAACAACTATATTTATGCTGACAAAGGTTCTAAGTTATACGTAGATAGTTTTAACCACGCTATAGACGCAATACGTTATAACGTCATATATCACTTAGACAATCCTAACGCAGGCAAGTATTACGTACAATAAACTAAAAACAACAAATTTATATTATATACTATGAAAGTAAAACTATTAAACGGTAAGAAGACGTTACGATTTAATATACCTAAAACTTGGAATGACTTGAACTTAGGTAGGTATATTAGAACTATGAAAGTTTTAAGAAGTGAAGAAAAGGTAAGCGAATTAGAAAAGGTAATAAGAATACTTAATTGTATTACAGATATACCTAAAAAGGATTTGTACGGATTAGACGTAAAGAGTGTAGGTAAGTTAGGGGCTCATTTAACAGGGTTCTTAGAAAGTGTACCAGATGACGAACTAAAACACTTCATAGAAGTAGAAGGTGTAGAGTACGGTTTTCACCCGAAGCTCGTAGATATGACACTCGGTGAATTTGTAGACTTAGAAACATTTGTAGAGAATTTAGAAGACAACCTACATAATATTTTAAGTATATTATACAGACCAGTTACAGCAAAGAAGGACGACAAGTATAGAATAGAAGACTACAAACCAGACAGGGAGCGGGCAGAATTGTTTAAGAAACATTTAACAGTTGGTGACTTTAACGGTGCATCGGTTTTTTTTTACGATTTAGGAGTTCAACTTTCAATCAATTCGAAGAAGTCTTTAATACAGGAATTGAAGGACAAGAAGAAGGAATTAGTCAAGACGGACTAACTAAAAAATGGGGGTGGTATAATGCTATCTATATGTTAGCAAACGAAAACTTTTTAAATATAGAACAAGTAGTAACTAAACCAGCTTATGAATGTTTTACATTTATGAATTATAAACAAGACGTAAACCAAAAATTAGAAAATGAGTATAGACGCAATAAGATTTAAAAGTTATAATAACGTAATCGACACCTTAGCTTGTGTAGGTGAACAGCACTTAAACATACAGTCAGTTACAAGTGGTGATATTTGGGAAATAGATTTAGAAAAGAATACACTATTTCCTTTGTTTCATATAAACCCAGTAAACGTAACTGTAGCTTTAAATACAAGGACTTTTAACTTTCAGTTATTTATAATGGATTTAGTAGAACCAGACGAAAGTAACGAACAAGAAGTATTAAGTGACTGTTTAGAAATAATGAACGATATAATAGCAATATATAAACACGGTGAAATATTATATAGTTATGACGCAGCACACGGTGAAGAACAAAGGTATTTTATAGACAACGACTTTACTATAGAACCATTCACTGAAAAATTCGACAACTCCGTTTCAGGTTGGGTAATGTCTTTTGCTATAACAGTAGAAAACGAATTAAACAGTTGTAACATACCTATAGACAATACGACTATATGCGTAAAATAATAGAAGAACTAAAACTAATTTGGATAGAAGCGACACACCCTAGAAAATACGAAGCAGGAAAATATATAATAACAGTTAAACCTTTTTCAATAACAATAACAAAAAAATAATGGCAGACTTAGAAATTACAATCACAGAATCAGTTACAATTAACGGAGCGGCAAGAGGTTCTACTAATACAGTAACAACAACAGGAATAGTAGACACTTTAGAACGTACAATATCTTGCACACATTCACAAACTACAACTATTGCAGAATTTGGATCAACACCACACGCAGCAGCTAGTAATATAGATTACGATAACGTCAAGTATTTGAGGGTTACTAATTTAGACGACACTAACGAATGTATGTTAGGAGTAGTAACAGGTGCTTCTAATTATCAAGTACGACTAAGAGCAGGAGCTTCACACATTTTATATAACGGTGACGACATAGCAGTAGCAGAAGAAGACACTACACCAGCCTTTGCAGCTATTACAGCTGACTTAGCTTCGTTACAAATAAGACCTAGTTCAGCAAATGACATTCAAGTAGAAATGTTTATAGCTAGCGTATAGTGCCTTTCGGTCTTAAATACGATAGTATAGAAAACTACTTAAAGTCTTACGGTAAATATATTGTAAGACAAGCAAGAGGTATATTAAAAAAACATAACGCTTCAGGTAAGTTATCACAGTCTTTAAAGTATAAAGTAATTAAAGACAAAGACGGATTCGATATAAAGTTTTATGCTTCTAAATATTCTGCTTATATAAACAAAGGTGTTTCAGGTACAAGAAATAAAAGATACTTTACAGACAAAGACGGTAAACGTAAACCTTCACCTTTTAGTTATAAAAACTCAAAAGGACATTCACAACCACCTAGCAGTGCTTTAGACAAATGGACTGTAAGAAAAGGATTAGCACCTAGAAGTAAAGGCGGTCAGTTTGTAAGTAGGAAAAGTTTAACCTTTTTAATAGCAAGAAGTATAGGACGTAAAGGAATACCAGCTTTAAGCTTTTATACGCAGCCTTTAAGCTATAGTTATAATGTATTTAAAAAAGAAATGATAAAACACTTCAAAAAAGACGTATTAAAGAATGTTAAAATGGTAAGTAAAAATTGGAAAAGATAAAAATTAAATAAATGGCAGTAACAATAGAACAGAAACCTAAATATAGACTTGTACCAGCAGCTAGCAATATAGTCTTTACAATAAAAGATGACGTAACTATAAACCCTAGCAATAGTAAGTTTAAAATAAAATACACTGCTAAAGTGTACATACATAACAGAACTTCGGGTTTAACGAATACAGAAAATAGAATAGCAGTTTTAAAAGTAACACCTAACGGAGTAGGATCAGGAATATTTGATTTATCACCTATATTAGAAAACTATGTTTCTCCAGACTATGAAGGAGGCGTAGTACACAATTCTACTTCTACTTATTTTTCACAATATAACGGTACTGATTATTCGGAAACTACACCGCACACAATACACCAAATAGACGACTTTAGTACAAACAGAAATAGTGTTAGGTTCTTTACTGTTAGGTTTAATGTAGAAGCCGCAGACAGTGCTACAGGTACTGTAACGCAACAATATAGTTCTAATACAATAGTAGATGAGTTTTTAATATATAACGGTGTACTTTACGATACAGATATTTTAAAGTTAGGTAGTTCAGGTAACTTTGGTTATAACTTAGGTAATGCAGGTTTTATTTTAAATAGTAGTACAGATAGTTTTTTAACGAACGCACCGAAAACACAATACGTAAGAACAACAGACTATTTAACTTTAGGATTCTTTAACCAGTACGACTGGGATTTTGATGTAGGAGCAGCAGCTGCGGGCTATCCTTCTATAAAATATATTACTATAGACTTTCAATATAATGGCGGTTCTGTTTTAAATACTACTAAAGGAATATACGCTTCTTCAGGTGGTCATTCTGGTTATATGAACGATAGTAACGTAAAACTTCAATTCGCAGGAGTAGGTACAGCTAATTTAGTAGGTGGCGGTATAACACTACCTACTAATTGGGACTACTATACAATAATAGCTAAAGATACAGCTAGTAACGTATGTAGTGACACTTACTATTTTTACAAACAAGACGAAGACTGTAAAGGATTTGAAACAATACGTTTAACGTGGTTAAATAAATTCGGTGTATGGGACTACTACAACTTTACGAAAAAGTCTGTTAGAAGTTTCAATACTAAACGAAAAAGCTATACTCAAATAACAGGTACTTGGAACGAAAGTAAGTTCAGATTAAACGGACATTCAGGCGGTAAAAAGAATTACAATAGTTCAATAAGTGAAAAGATAAAACTAAACACGGACTATATAACAGAAGC